CTTCGCGTTCCACGCCGCCTTCTCCTCGGCTGTCACCGACTCCATATTCTCCAGCTTGGTCTTGAGCGCGGTGGTAAAGTCCTCGCTGCTCAGGCCCTTGCCCTCCGCCTTGTCCACCTTCTGCCCGATCTGAGAGGTGAGAGCCGCTGCCGCCTCCCCGTGCTGGGAGATGTAATCGGAGATCTTCTTGAGGGTGTCATAGGTCTCCGGCGCGCCGCCGATCAGGGCGTCAATGGCCGCGGAAATCTTGCCGTCCACAGCCTCCCCGTTGGGCAGCGCCGACACGCTGGAGTAAATCGCCGCCAGCGCGTTTGAGAGCGTCATAGCCGCGCCGTTGTAGCTTACGGCCACGTTCTCTGCGTCCGACTTGGCGATCAGGTCCTGAAGGGTGCCTTCCAGCCGGATCTGCTCCAGAACATACTTTGTGTTTGCCATGATGTCATTCCTCCACTTTTTTTAAGATGATTGTGCCATCGGGGGCTGTCTCCCCGTTGACGCCGACATTGAGGGCATCATATTCCATTGCGCTGACAATAGCGGAACAGGGCGCAGTGCCCGTATACGCTCCCACATCCAGAGCCAGGGCCGTCGGGCTCCCCTCCTGCGCCTCATTGAGTCCATAGGTGGGCCTGGAGGGCGACCGCAGGGTAGCGGAGAGAATTTTCCGCCGCCAGCGCGTCTGGGCTTCAAGCACAAGACCTTCTCCATCCAGGCAGGCTGCGCCGTAAGGACGGCCCATCTCCAGCCGGGTCATAAAGTCCCCGCCGGAGATGGCTCTGGCCCGGTCCGCCTCCTCTCTGGCCCGGTCCCGGGCATCCAAAGCGGCCTGCGCCGAGCGCTGCGCCGCTTCGGCCTGGGTGCGCACCGCCTGGGCCTGGGCCGCCGCCTGCGCTACCACGCCGGCGGTCTCGTTGACCCGGTCCTGCTCCGCCAGAGCGCGTCCCCTCTCGGCCTCGCGGCGGCTCTCCTCCGCCTCTACCCGCGCCCTCTCCGCCTCCAGCCGCCCGTTCTCCGTCTCGGTCCGGACCCTCTCGGCGGCGGCGTGCGCCTCCTCCAGCCGTTCCCTGGCCTGTTCCGCCTCCACTCTGGCCCGTTCCGCCTCCACGCGGGCTTGTTCCGCCTTAACCCTGGCCGCCTCCGCCTCGGCCCGCGCCTGCGCCTCCGCCACTGTTTCGCTAATGGACGGCAGGAGCTGCTCATTGACATAGCCTTTGATGATGTTTCCCGCCGCGTCAAATTTTGCTTTCAGTTCAGCCGCTGTGAGACCGCCCACATCGTTGGGCTCGTCATCCAGCTTCTGTATAATGTCCAGATCGTTGTCCAGACCGGGGATCACCAGCGCCTGCACGATATTCAGGTCGGCGTCAAGCTCTCTGATCGCCACGCTCTCACCTCATCTCTTCCTCAAAAATAGGCGCGCCCCCGACACAAGGAAAGGGATCACTTCACATTCCCGGTATACCGTACCTGTACATCCACGCTCACAATGGTGGCTGTGGCCGACGCGGAGTTGGAATAGAGCACCAGCTTATAGAAGGTTGCCTTTTTGACCTTGAGCTTGGACCGAATAACCTGAGGCTTCCGGTTGGTCCCAAAGGACCAGTGGGCAAAGCTGGCATGGGTAAAATTGGCCAGCCCGGAGGCGATCACCTTTACAGGGTAGTTGGATTTCACATTGCTCTGCGCCGTCATGTAAACCACCGCCTGGGTCTCCGGCTTTATGCCCACCCAAACAAGCGCGCTGTACTTGCGCATCCACTCCCGCTCGAAGGCCATGGACCCGCTCTCCCACCAGGCCCGAATATCCCGCCGGTCATCGTTCCGGTAAGCTCGGGAGAATTCCATCACGCGTCCGTCCGGCGTTCCAAAATACAGCGTCCCCTCCACCCGGCACAGGCTTGTCATGGGCACGTTGTCATAGTAATACCAGGCGTCCGCGCCGTAATTATGGACCAGCGCCCGGTCATCGCACACGATGTAGAATTCCTGTTCGCCGCTGTCGTCGAAGGTTATGCACCTTTCCGTCTGGAATCCGGCCAGCGTGGACCTCACCCGATCGGAGATCCGCCGGGCGTTGCGCTCGTCCCGAACCGCCGCATTGGAGAGGGGCCAGACATAGACGGCGCCGCCGAACAGGGTACGCGGGTCATTGTCCACCAGCTGCGCCTGCCCGGGGGCCTGGCAGCCGATCTCCCGGTTGATGGAGCTGAGCCTGACTGCCGCCGCGACGCCGCCGGCAGCCAGCGTAAGGGTGGTATACTCCATCGTCCAGGCTCCGTCCGGCTTAAAGGCCAGCAGCCGGTCATAGTGTCGGATCAGAGCGGTAAGGGGCGTATTCGCCGTACCCACCGCCGCCACATTCAAGTCGGGAAAGTATTCCGCCGACGAGCGCCCATACTCGTCCAGGCCGGAATAGATCGTCTCGTTGGTCCCGTCTCCATAGAGGAACACCCTGGAATCCCCGCCTCCGAACAATTCCGCAAAGCGCATCCTCTCCACCTTTCCCCGGTCCCCGTTCCCCTTCCGGTAAGTGACGGTGACGGTGTTGGTCCCCTTCCCGGGGGCCGTGGCGAAGGTGATTCGCCCGGCGGCGGCATCCACGCTGTAAGCGGCGGCTGTTCCCTCCACCCGCTCCACACCGTCGATCCCCGTCTCCGAAAGCTGGAACACAGTAGCCGTCCCGTCCGGAGAAAATTGCTGCCGCCGCTTTCCGGTGAGCTTGTTTACCGCCTCCAGCACCGTTCCGCCTCCCGCCGGGGGCGTAGCCGTAACGGTAATCGGCACATAACCCTCCACCGCCGCCACGCCGCCGCTGCCGTCCCAGACGTAATACCCGCCCCCGGTAAGGAGATAAACCTTTTTCGCAAACCCAAAAAAGGAAGTCGGCCCGTCGTGGATGCTTCCCAAATCGCTTCTGGTCCAACCCGGCAGCCCCAGACGCCACAGGTGCCCGCCGCAGGCGGCCAGCAGCGTGCGCGCGCCGTTCACATACCCGTACCAAATCCCCCGCACGGCTCCTTCCGCCAGGACGCATACCGGCGCGTACCCCGGACGCAGCTGCAAATGCCCCTCCCGCGTCACCCGAAAGTTCCGCATGACCGCCGCCTCTCCGTTTTTGAGGCCGGTATCTCCGTCGGGAGATTCGTTCATACCCAGCCACCTCTCGATTTGCAGGATGCTCTTTTTTCCGCCGCTGCGTATCTCGGCCACATCACCACCTCCCAAACTGTCCGTATTCGATCCCGCCGTATAGCTGCTCAATCTCCCCAGCTTGACAAGGGAAGCCCCTTGCCAGTTGTCCCAGCCTCTCCTCATAGCACTGCTGAAAGAACGCCGCTTTTTCATCGTCCTCCCCCAACAGCAGCCGGGCGGCCAGGCCATAGGGCAGCACTCCCTGGCAAATCCCGTCGTCCAGGGCGATAGGCGTGGTAAAGTCCGGAATCTCCGGGCAGACGGGGCGCTTCCCCGGCTGGGATACCGCATACGTATCGGAGTAGGGATAACACTCCACCCGCAGTATATTGACAATGGCGACGCTCCTGTTTTTATACTCCCGGGTATCCGCCGTGTCTGCCTTGCCGGTAGATTCGTTGACCTCGTCCATCAGATGCATGGCCAGTTCGAAAACCGTCTGCACGCAGGTCAATCTCCGCCGCCCCCTCTCTTTTCACACATCCGTTCTAATACTGCTTCTCGCTCACCCCCGATGGAAAGCTTCCGTCCTTTACCGCATAAGCGCGTACCATCTTCCCCGCCGGGGCGGCAAAGGCGGCGCTGTATACCTGTGCGCTGGCGCTGTACCGGGGATCGGAGCCGTCAATCGTGTAATAGACGGCGGCTCCCGCGCTGCTCAGGCTGATATTTCCCCCGTTCTCGGCAAAGGAGGGCGCCGCTGTCTGCTTTCCGGACGCGACGGCCACATAGATACCGTCCGCCTTGGCTCCCAGCACAAACGCGTCGTGATAGAACCGGCCCTCCAGCAGGCTTCCGGAGATTCCCGGCGGGTCCTGATGGATATTGGTCTCGTTGAGCTTCACCGGATCCACTGTGGCGCTTTTGTGCTTGATAAAGAAATAGACGCCCTCGGGAAAATAGCTGTCCGGCACAGCCTTGACGCACATGCCGTCGATTCTGCCCATCTCCCCCGTGCTCAGATTCTGTACCGCCAGGTCGTTGGCCCCGATGAACTGATCGGACAGCTTCAGCAGCTTCAGGCAGCTTTCCTTAATAAACAGGGTCCGGCCGTTCCGAGGCACCTTTCTGTTGTTCATGGCGCTGCCGCCGTCAAACACCGCGTCCACGATGGTATTCTTGGTAGGGGCCGCGCTGAGCGGCACGATAAGCCCGGCGTGGTGGGTCCACTCCCGCAGGCGGTACTCGTCCACATAGGGCACTACCACCTGCTCCGTCTCCCGGCGCATGGCCCGGGCCGCCTCCTTGACGTTGAGCTGATCGGCCCTGTTTCCCTTGTCGATGGTCATGGCAAAAGCCTTGTCGTCCCGCATGGTCAGCTCCTGCACGCTGTCCCCCAGCTCCACCGGCATACCATACCGGTTGGTGCCGGAGCGGGTGTAGTCGTTCAAGGGCACGGTGTCCACGCTCATCACCTTGATGGACCGCACCCCCGTAAAACTGAACGCCGTCCCCCGGGCGCTGTCCGTAAGGGAGCGCAGCTTAAAGCACTCCATCACCTTGGGTGCGAACTGATCCGCATAGTTGATTGCCATACGATTCCTTCTCCTTTCCCGAAATTGCATACTTTTCCCTGTCTGATACTTTTCCTTGGAAGCAAAAGTATCAATAAGAACTTTCGATTTGCTGCCAAAGCCTTCCTGCGGCAAGGGTTTGTGCCCGGTAACGAAACGCAGCCTTTGATTGAAAACGCGTATGAAGCATCACTCTCCGGCCTCGTCCCAGTAATCGCTTATGCTCTTTTCTCCCCTGTCTCCCTGGGATCCCATGCTGCCCGGGGTCCTGGCGGCGCTGCGCCGGTTCTGTTCCTGCGCGGCCAGCTTAGCCCGCAGCTGGCGGTTTTGGTACATGGCGAACGACCCTGTCAAGGACGCCCCGTCGGCCACCCGCTTCCACACCTCGGCGGGGATGCTCTCCGCCTTCACCTCCGGATAACAGCGCACAAACTCCGCCAGATCCCGCTTTCTGGACTGCACCTTCTCCCTGGCCCGGCGTACCAGCTCCGCCTGCCTCTGCCTGGCCGCCTGCGTCTCCGGCAGGGAACGCCGCATCTCCGCCCCCGCCGTACCCCGGTCCGCAAGAGCGTCCGCGCCCTGCGTGCGCAGCGGATACGCCTGTTGTCCCGCTTCCCCGCCGGTCTCTTCCGCCGCCGGCTCCCCCGGCTCTTCCGCCGCCTGCTCGTGTACCGCCTCCGCCTCGTTCCAGGCCGATTCCAGCACGTGTCCCGCCTCGTGCGTCTCCTGCGCCTCCAGCGCTTCGTTTTCGTTCACGCAAAATTCCTCCCTATCCTCAGTTTAAAATGATATGTTCTCCTGTCCGGGAAGCCGCGCCCCGCCGGCCGCCGTCAGCCCCTGGGAAGCGCGCTCCTTCAGCGTCTTGATGAGCTCCTGCTGATTGGAGATATATCCCCTTGGCACCCGCTCCAGGTAGTCGATGATGTCGATCTTTCCCTGGGTAAGCAGATTGTCCAGCGTGTTCATCTGGGCGATCTCCGACCAGTATGCCGAGCCTCCCACGTCCAGCTTGAGGGACAAGGGCATATTCTCCAGGATGGAGAAATCAAAAAGCGCCGCCTGCACCTGCGCCCCCTCCTCCCCCTCCTGGGGCTCCACATACCGCGCGCCATAGTAGGCCCGCATCTGATCAAGCCAGATACGTCCCAAGTCTTCCACCGCCTGATAAAGGTCCTGCTTAACCAGCTCCATCGGCACCGAGGAGGATTTTTGCAGCGCGATGATAGCCGAAGTGTTGTCCGGCCTCACCGTGCCCAGCGCGGCGTCCGTAGCCCCTATAAATTCCTTGGTCAGGGTAATGGCCAGCTGAATAAACTGCCCCACCTGGGGAGAGATGGCGGCGGGATCAATGGTCTTCGCCACATTGGAGACATCTCCCCCATTGACCCCAATGGCTCTGCCCACCCCGGCGTCCCACCTGCTCACCCGGGTCTTGTCGTACACCACCTTGGGAAACGCGGTAGTCATCAGGCTGATCATCGTCATGGCAAACGCCTTATTGACAAAGACCTGATTGGGAATGAGCCCTGTCACGGCCGCCTGGCCGTGATAGCAGTTGGTCACATGGTCCCAGTTCATCCACACCACCGGATAGCGCTTCATACCCGTATCCCACTCCGGCCGCACCACCCCCTCCTTGACTGTTTTGATGCACCATATCCGCCCGTCCCGCCTCTCAAACCGGGTCAGAGTCGTCACCTTGTCGTCGGTGAGACGGTCAAACCTGTCGCCTGCCTCGTCGCACTCCGGCCGCACCGCCTGAACGTCCCCGTTCTGCCGCTGCGCCTGGCGCCGCACATCCTGGATGCGTTCCCGCCGGGATACCAGCAGATAGGGCTGCTGCTGCACGCCGCGCAGATTGGGGTTTCCAAAGAGCACTCTGGTATTCTCCAGCAGCTCGGTGCGCAGGGTCCCGCGCGAGTCCTGCCCCGTCTCCGCCTCCGGATCGAACCAGGCATAGAGGCATCCGTCCCCCCGCACGGCCGCGTCCCGCATGAAGTCCCGCACCAGCGCGCCAACCCGGTTTTGTTCAAAGAGGGCGGCAAATTGGGCGTTGATCACCCCGCAGACCCGCTGCGCGTCCTGCGCGCCACCATCGCGGGGTGAAACCGGCCCTAAGGGGCTTGCCGCCATGGTGATGTTGTCCGTAGCGGTGGAGGCCACCAGAAAAAGGACGATACGCTTGATAAAGTTGAATACCGGCGTCGGAAGCCCGTTGGCGTTCACCCCCTCCCACTGCTTGCCGATGAAAAAGTCCTCGTTGACCTTGACCGTGTCATAGAGGTTAATCTGTTCGTTAAAGGCCATGCCCTGTCTATACTCCTGCCAGACCTGATCCGGCGTCAGACTCTCGTGCTGCAAAGTCAGCCTCCTTTCTCTCCCGGGAGGGCGCGCTCCTACGGCCGCTTCTTCGGTCCCTCATACCCAAAGAGATTGGCCAGCCCCTCCTGTAATCTCCCCTCATCTCCCGTACGCTCCCGCAGCGCCTCCACCGCCCGGTACAGCTGCGCCTGTCCCCGGCGCACCTCCTCCAGCGCCTGCAGCGCCGTGTCCAGCTTCCGGCGCGCCTCCTCCAAATCCTTAAATAATCCCATTCCAGCTCCCCCTGTCTCCATATCGAATATACGCCTCCTCCACGCTCCCGCCCGCGATGGCGGCTTCGTACCCGCCCGGGCGCTCCCCCTCCTCCGGCTGCGCCGCCTCGGGCCGCATGGCCCGAAAGGCCGCGAAATACCGAAGCGCGTCGGTGATATGGGTGATGCTGTGGGGTTCGGTGGCGCAGTCGGAGGGCGAGCGCTCGTCCCGCTGCAAGGCCGGCAGATTCTGAATCAGCCCCCGGCAGCTCTCCGTCACCAGCAGTCCCGGCCGGCCGTCCGAGCGGCGCTTGAGATACTCCTTGAGGGCCATCCACCCCTGCACTCTGGCATTGGGGGCCTTCACCAGCCCCACGCCCCCGGCGGCAAAGGTCTCCGCCATGGTCCGCCCTGAATCTTTTAAGGTGGACCACATATCCGGCGGCGCGATGGTACACGCCACATCCTCCTCCCTGGGAGTCAGCGCCCGCATGAGCGCGGCGGCGTCGGAGACGATCAGTCCCGGCTGCTGCACCTCCCGATAGACCCAGGCCCGGCCCTCAAAATCCACCGCCACCCATAGACAGGCAAACATATCCAGCCCATAGTCAAACGCCCGGTATTTCAGCCACGCCTCCGGCGGCCGGAAATCCCGCACCACATGGCTGCGCCTGGTGAACTCCCCAAAATACTGTCCGGCCAAGGCGGTCCAGTCCCCGTATCTCCAGGCGGCGCGCACGTCGTCCGGCAGCGCGTCCAGCATATTGGCGTAGTCCGCGCCCCCATCGGAGGCCAGCAGCGCGGTATTGTCCTCCACGGTGGCGGGGATAAAGGCGTAATCCGACGGATTTTCCCGTCCGGTGAACGCCCGGTCCACAAAAAGCCGCTTGACCCACATATGCCCCACGCCGCCGGGGTTGCAGGTGAGATACATCCGCTTGGGGATCTGATTGACGCCCCGCAGGCAGGCCGAGAGCACCCGGAACTCCCACTCGGTAAACTGAGTGGCCTCGTCGATCATGATCCAGTCATACTCCTGGCCCTGATACTCGCTCACGGCGCTCTCCCGCTGCAAATGCCCAAACTTCACACTGGAGCCGTTGCAAAACGACAGGGTCCTGGCAGTGGCGTTATACCCCGCCAGCAGTTCCCCCGCGCCGCGCCCGTCCAGCGTGGCGGAGGAGATCGTGCGCAGCATGGGATGGATGGCGGTGTTCTCCAGTTCCGGATAGGTCCGCCTGAGGTAGAGGATCTTAATCCCAGGATAGTGAAGGGCGCCTGCGATGCACTTGACGCGGTCCGCCCAGCTTTTCCCGCCTCCCCGGGCGCCGCCATAGGCGGTGTACCGGGCCCTGGACTCAAAAAATTGCCTCTGCTTGGGATTGGGCGTTCCCAGATCCAGTTGAATGACTCCTCCGCGCCGCCCTGCCACATCCATCCTCCCCCCCGTTCCATTCCGTGCCAAATCCCTGCTGCCCCAAAGGGTTTACGCCCGGCGGCGACAGCGCGGGCGAATCAAGGAAAGCCTGGCAAGGATCAAAACGTGGCGGACAGCCGCAGCCCTCCGGCCGCGTCTGTCCGCTCGGTTTCCCGGCTGTTTTCTTGTCCTCCGCTCCCCGCGCCAAGCGTCCTGCGTCATCCCCCGTACCCGGCGGACGCCTGGCCATCCTCGCCGCCAAAGCTGACATTGACGCTCAGCGCCCCCTTTTTCTCCTTCCCGCGCCCCTCCGTGTAGCCGCCATAGCACGGCTGCTTGAGGGAGAAGATCGCCATGGAGTCGCTGCGCTGCTGTAAGGCGTCGGACATTCTCGCCAGGGCCATATGCACCACCTGCGCCGTCCTGGGGTCATACGCCCCGCCCCCCTCCCGCGCCCACTCCAAAAGGGTGTCGGGCGCTACCCCCACCGCCAGGGCCAGCCCCGGCAGGGTATACCGTTTTCCCTCCTTATCGCAGCGCCGGAAATATTCGTCGCAAAGGCTTTCCAGCGTCCGTGCGGAACACCGCCCGCGTTTTGTGCGCATGTCTCTCATCTCCTTGCCTGTCTATTGATATATACACCGCCCGCGCCGGAAATCCGCCCCGCCTCCACCGGATTTTTTTGCCCGCGCGTAAAAACCCCGCTTGTACTTTAGCCTCAATTCCGGTATAATAATCCCAACGCAAGCTCGCCCTCTCCGCCCCGGCGCCAACCGGAGCGCCGGAAAAACTGACGAAATCAGGAGGCAGCCATGCCCACTCTCTTTATACCCGTACTGTCCCACTTTGAAAACGGCAATCCCTGGACGGCCAGCGCCGGCCGTCTGCGCTGCCGGATCGTACCCGAGCCCCAGGAGGGCCGGCTCACCTGCGAAATCTGGGAGGGCCCCTGGTCCTACGAATACTCCACTGTGGAGACCGCGCAGGCATTCCCCCTCACCGCCTCCGGCCTTGCGTCCCTGGCCGCCTTTCTGGAACAGTGGCGGGGGCGCCTGGAGGAGCGCCCAGCGCGCACCCTGGCGGAGAATATCGCCCGCCGGGATGCCGCCGAAGCCGGGCGGGCCTCCCCCAAGCCCTGA